TGACTACTTTGGCTTATAAATTAGAGCCAACAATAAATATACCCGAATTTATTTTAGATTAAAATAGGAGTACTTTACATGGCGATTAAAAATCGTGTAGGTAAAGCCGTAGCAGAAGATCTCGACTTTAAGTTCGATTTCGATGACTTCGAAGGCCAGATTCCCGATCAGTGGGATACGGTTTCTGATGAGTATTCCACTGCAGAGAAAAATCGCTCTCCCGTAACAAAAGCCAGAAATGATGTCATTGCTGGTTTAAAAGACAGTATGTTAACTCGTACTGGTATGGAAGAAGTATTGCGCGCTGCTTTCCCGTCAGAATACGGAGAAACATACGACAATATTAGTGCGGTACTTTCTGGCGTAAATGAATCTACAGATGTGGTTAAAAAAGAATTTAACCGTATCAAGTCTAGAGGTAAATCTTACCTGAGACAATTAGCTCCAGTAGGTGACATGATTGGTTTAAAATCATTAACCGACAAATTAAACAACTGGGGTAAAGAAGATTTTGATGGTAGTGATGACTACGGTCAGAATAATGTAGATAAAGAAAAACAACGTGAAGACAGTATTCAATCTTCTCTTGGTGAGTTGTTCTCTGTTCAGAATAGAATTGCTGAGAAAAGAGCAAAACTAGAAGAAGTAAAACGAGACGCTAAAGATGCTGTAGAAACCGTTCGTTTCCAAGGACAGATTGGTGTATTGTCCTCTATCGATGCGTCATTAAGAAATACCGTATCTTTCCAAAATAAGAATACGTATAACTACTATCGTAAATCGATAGAGTTACAATTGCGTAAATATCACTTATTAAGCGATATCTACAATACTCAAACCAAAACATCAGAAGCCTTAATTCAGACTTTAAATGAAATCAAATTAAACACTGGTCTTCCAGAGTTTGTTAAGATGCGTACTTCAGAAGCTGCTAAGCAAATGATTCGCTCTAAGGCTTTCGAAGGTGTTCATAAGACTATCTTTGGTAATGGTGATTTCATTACTAACTTTACCAATAATTTAATGGGCGCGACAAGATCAGCAATGGGCAGTATAAATGATCTTTTTGATGCATTAGATCCAATGGTAGAGCAAGGTATTAGTGCCATTGTGGATGATGATCCATTAGGTCGTGATGCACTGCATTCTGCCACTGCTTCTGCAGCACCTACTCTGTTTGGCTTCTTAGGCAAGAAAATACTTCAGATGTCAAACAAAACCAAGTTTGGTAAAAAGGTATATAAGAACGCATCACGCTTAAAATCATTTAATGATAATTTAGGTGAAAATGTACTTAAGTATTTTACTGGTGGTAAGGCTAGAGAGTTTGGTCGTAAATTAAATAAGAGTGGTGAAGTTACGGATCCGGTTGTGGATTTTATCCAACAACTGGTTTATCAATCTGTTAATAAGAAATCCACGACTTCTTTAGATATCGAAGGTTACGAGAACTATGGCGATCAGTTAGGACGAGAGCAATTGGTTTCGAAAGCTCAACGTGTGGTCATCCCAGGATACCTTGCTCGAATCTTGAGAGAGTTAACCATTATCCGTACGGGACAAGATGTTCCATTATTAGAATACAACTATCGTTCTAATAAGTTTACTAGTTCAACATCATTGACTAAAGACATTGTTAAATCCGCTGTTGGTAAAGCGAATGTTAATTTAATTAATAGTCTTGGTAACAATGCGTTCTCTACAGCTGGTATGTTTACAACCAATAAACTTACTGGTGAAAAAGAAATGCTAGATGGTTTCACTAAAGAAGACATGTTGGCAGTAGGTAACGTATTAATCTCCGCAGCTTCTGAAAATAAAACCATTGATTCCAGATTCTTAACCAATCCAAATTCATTCAAAGATGCCATTGGTGAAGAGAAAGCTAAAATCTTGGCAGCAAGATATCGTAAGGTATCTCGTGAAGATAAAAAATCTTCAGCACTTGATCGTGCTCGTGGTTTGTTTGGTTACGAAACAGATCGTATTGGTTCTTTAGGCAACAATGCCAAATCAACTCTTAAAGGTTTTAGTATTCCTGAAAATACATTACAAGCAATTGTCAATGCTGGATATGGTGGTAAACTCAGAGAGATTGGTTTGATTGATGCATCTGGTACCGTTAATGTAGATAAGTTGGTTGAACTTACTCGAAACATTGATAGTTTAGATAGTCTAGATGAATCATTTGGTATTGATGATGTCGTAGGTGGATTGAAACAAAATAAATCCAGTAAGAGAAGAATCAATAATGGTAAAGGTGCTAAGCCTAGTCCATCTAGTGATCTTGATTCATTCCAGATTGGTGATCGTACGATTATTCCTGGTATTACGCCAAATCGTCCACAAGACCATATTTCTCAAACACAAGGTCTAGCAAGCTACTTAGCTGATTCTAACGATACACCTTATTTAGAAATCATTTCACACCAATTATCTTCTTTAAACGAAACATTGTCTAGTGCTACTGGATACATTCCGCAAACAGGTGGAATCGGTAGTGACATCAGTCATGGTGTTTCAAAAGCATACGATTGGATTAAGAAAGTTTCTAAAAAGTCTTACGATAAAGTCAGTGAGAAATTCCATGAAAAATGGGATGGTGAACTTGGTGACACCATTAAAGGTAAAGCTCGTGAGTACCGTATTAAAGCTAAATTAGCCAGAAGAAAACTCGATAAGAAAACTACTTCAGCTATTGATAAATTACGATCTAAAGGTCTAGAGGTTCAGGATTTATTCCATAAGAACTTTGATGAACCCATCATGACGGCACGTGGTTTTATCGAAGGTAAATATCGAGATGCTGAGGGCAAGGTAATTAAAAGCATTAACGATATTAAGTCAACCGTATTTGACGAAGAAGGTAATGTCATCCTGACCATGGAAGACGTTAGAGATACCTTCTACGTTAGTGCTAAAGGTAAGATAATGCAATCTAAGCATTTCCAAAAACTTTTAGCAGAATACGAAAAACGAAAAGGTAAAGCCGAAAAAGGATTTGGTGATTTTAAAGAAGAGTGGAAGAAACGTCGAGACCAGTTTAAAGAAGACTGGGAAGAAGGTAAGATCCAAGACGATATTAAAGGTAAGGCGAGAGAAACTGGTTCTAAGATTAAAGACTTCTTAGGTAATGCAGTTTCTGACCTAGCGGGCTTTACAAAAAATCTTAACTTACCGAAACCATCTACTTTACAAGATGTGTATTTCAATTCTATTGCCAGAAACACAGCTACAACAAATGACTTATTAATGGAGATGTCTCTTAAATTAGAGAACCTGCAATTAATGTCAATTAATCAGTTTGCGACTGGTGAAAACTTACCTCCTGAATTAAGACCACGATTCATGCAACGAGTAAAAAATTTATTTGCTCGTAAACGCTCGTTCCAATTCCCTAATCAGCAAAAACATATTGCACAACGTATTTGGGAATTTGGTGGTTGGGCAGCTTCATCTACAGCAACCATGGGTATGGCTCTGACTAAAGCCATGGGCAATGTAACAGGTAAAGGTCTTAAATTTGGTCTGTCTGGAGCAACCTCATTAACGGGTTTAGGTCTAGACATGGGTGGTGATTTACTTAAATCTTTAAAAGGTCAAACCAAAACAACATCTAAGCGAGCAATAGATATTGCTGATAATGCTAAAGGAAAAGTTCTTGATGTTTATCTAAAAGGACATAAAGAACCGATCTTAAAAGCACGTGAGATGAAGAAAGGTAATTACTACGACGAACAAGGTAATCCAATTACTCAGTTTGTTGATATTAAGTCCGATGTTTACGATGCTGAAGGTAACGTTGTTTGTAGTTACGATGACTTTAAGAAAGGTTATGTAAAGGACTCTGGTACTTATAAACTGGTTAAGACATTTAACTGGTTTAAAGATCGTACCATTGGTTTGTCTACTAAATTAGGTTCATGGGGCTATGCAGGTCTTACACTTCCTGCTAAGATTGTTAAGGCGGGTGTTTTAGCGACTCATGGTGTTCTTCGTCGTAAACTGAGAATGCAGTTAAAAGATATCTACGTAAAAGGTCATCCTGAAACACCTATCCTCTACGCCAAAGATATTCGTGCTGGTAAATACTTCGATAAAGAAACAGGTAAACCTATTATCGATATCGCTGATGTGTCAGGCCCTGTAGTGGATTCAGAGGGTAATGAAGTCCTGACTCGTGAAGATCTTCGTTTAGGCCTGGTAGATAGATTTGGTAAAGAGTTTACTGACCACTATCGTAACTTCTCAGGTACAAAACAATGGTTAATCGCTAAAGGTGTTGGTTTAGGTATTGAAGCTGCTAAGGGATCTATTAAGCTAGGTATCGCTGGTATCCGAATGGGTGTCAGGATGGGTGCTGCTGCTTATCGATCTGCTAAGAGTATCTTAGGATTATCTGCCAAAGGAGCCGCCAAAGGTTTACGTATCATGGGTGGTGCTTATACCTCCATCTACGATAAATTAACAGGTAAGATTAAAGATCCTTCTGATGCTTTGTTTGCAGGATTGTCAATCTCTAATGAGACAAACCAATATTTATTCGCAATCCATTCTTTATTAGATCAACGAATTCCAGTACCTAGTTCTGGAGTCTTTGGGGATCGAGATGGAGATGGTGACCGAGAAAATGGCATTGCAGACATCAAGCAAAGAAATAGGCTTGCTAAACTAAGAGAAGCTGAAGAGAAAGCATTAGCTAGACGAGACAAAAACTTAGCCAACATGATCGGTGATGCGATCAGGGGTAAAAATGGCAAGAAGTCTAAAGAAGAGGAAAAAGAAGAAGATGGTATTTTCGATAATATCATCGAAGGCTTAACTCAAGGTGTTGCTGCTAAACTTTTAGGCGCTTTAGGTTTAGGTGGTTTATTAGGTGGCGGTGATGGTCGAGATGGTGGTGTTGATATTGATGCTGACGATCTTCCTGATGGAGATGAAAAAGGCTCTAAGAAAGGTGGTAAAGGATCTTCTCGTAAACCAAAATCACGAGCTGCTAAGATGCGTCAAGCGATGAATCAGAAGTTTAGACGCTCTAAAGCTGGTAGAAGTTTATTCAAAGCTAAAAATGCCATGATGGCCGGTGGGCGTAATGTCATGGCGGCAGGTACGACAGCAATGGCTAATACAGCAGGTGCTGTTAAAAACTTTGCTTCTCCATACGCTGCTAAAGTTGGATCGGCTGCGAGTAAAGTAGGTAACGTAGCATTAGCAGGTGGTCAGATGGCATTAAGTGCTGGCGGTAAAGCTTTGTCATTTGCTGGTAAAGCACTTCCGGTAGTGGGTGGTTTGTATGCTGGTTATTCTGGTGTTCAAAACCTCATGGAAGGTAACTATGGCATGGCTGCTTTAGACCTAGGTATGGCCTCTGCTGGTATCTTCGGTGTAGGTAGTACACTTTCTGCCATTGGTTCTGGCTTAGGCATGGCTGGTGGTTTATTAGCTGCTGCATTACCTTATGCATTAGCTGCAGGTGCGGTAGCTTTAGCTGGTTATGGTATTTATAAAGGTGCTCGTAAACTATACGACATGTATAAAGGTTCTAAAGTCGGTGATTTAGAAAAAGCTCGTTTGATGCTTTATGGTTTCGACCATGACAAAGATGATTCTTGGTCTTCTAAAGTTCTGAAATTTGAACGTATTATCATGGATGCTGTGGTAACAGGCCCTAATGGAATTACAATTGATAAAACAAAAGTAAATCCAGATGATGCTTACGATATCTTTGGTTTTGATAAAGAAGATGCTGTTCAGTCTCAACGTTGGGTGTTCTGGTTTAATAAACGATTTATTCCAGCATTTACCAAATCAGTTAGTGCTCTGAAATCCATCAATCCAAAATACGACATTCAAGACTCTTACAATCTAGAGGGTGAAGAAGCTCGTAAATATTTAAATGCCATTAAACCTAATCCAGGTGAATATTCAGAGATGCACGCTCCATTTAAAGACATGCAAATCCTAGCATGTACTGGTGCGGATGCTGCTGTATTTATCGAAAAGGTTTTAGAGAAACTGAATAAGGGTGAATCTTTAAATAACCCTGGTCTCTTAAAGAAAACTGCTACAGCTGTTTGGAAAGTAGCTACTGCTCCGTTTAGATTAGCGGCTAGTGTAGCTGAAGGTGCTTACAATGCAGCTAAATGGGTAGGTAAAAAAGTATTTAATGGCTTAGATACCGTAATGAGTAGTAAGTTAATGTCCTATACTCCAATGGGCATGATCTGGAATGGTATTAAATCTGCTTTAGATATTAAGAGCGATATTACAGCTACTAATGGTGATACTGCAGTAGGTGTGGATGGTAAATACGATCCATTCTTATCGGTTAAGTATAAGGCGTATGGTTTATCTAACTTAAATGATACTACTCGAATTTCTATTTTGAATCAGTTAGAAAAAGCAGCTGGTGAAAATATTAGTTGGAGTGGTAAATCAGCTTCTTATAGCGGTGATGTTGTTGACCTGATTAAAGAGACTTATACACTGTTCGGTATTAAAGAAGATGACAAGTCCGGTATGGAGATTTTAGGTAAATACTTAAAATATCGTTTCTTACCAGTATTTGTTAACTTAGTTACCGCGATGAATAAGCATCTTAATACAACAGATATTAACGCAGTAGTAAAAGCACGTCCAGCAATTAAAATGCTGATCGTGAATGATATTGTAAATGTACCTGTTGAAATTGATGGCGTGAAAACAACGATCTGGTCATTTAGTTTAAGTCCGTTTGGTACGGCACTGAATACTAATAGATCTAGTATCGATGGTGATGTAGATAAGCTTAAGAAAGAAGTAGATTCTAAAGGTCAATCTGATGCTAAAGTAAAAGCAGAAGAAGCAGCCAATGAATCTAAATCATTCGGTGACAGAATTAAAGAAATGAACAAGACATTGTTCAATTTAACTCCTGTCGGAATGATGAAGAATCTTCTTGATAAGATGTTGCCAGACAGTGTTAAAGATAAAATTTCTGAAGTAGGTAATAATATCGCTGGTTATGCTAGTGATGCGGCTCAAGAAATTGAATCTGGCTATAATCGTATCGTAGGTAATCTTACTGGTAGTAATGACGAGAAATTTAAGAAAGTTATGCAGGCGGCAGCCAATGCCGGCGACCCACATCCAGCAGTAGTAGCAGCTCAATGGGCTGTTGAATCTGGGTGGGGTGCTAAAGAATCTGGTAGAAATAACTTCTTCGGTATCAAAGCCAAACCAGGTCAACCTGGAACGGTTAGGAGAACAAGAGAAGTATTAAACGGTAGAACGGTTTATATAAACGACAGATTTGCCGATTATAATTCTTTAGAAGAAGGTATTGCAGCTCGTGTGGCATTTACTAAACAAAATAAACGTTATGCTAATAGTGGTTATTTTGCAGCTAGAACTCCTTTTGAGGCCGCTCAAGCACTTCAAAGAGGTGGTTATGCTACTGATCCAAATTATGCCAATTCTTTAGCTGCTATTATCAAAGGTCGTAAGATAGATCCGATGAGACCAGTTGTGATAAAACCTACTGGTACGGCATCTAGTGGTACTCCAGCAGGGGTAAATACTAGAGAGGATTGGAATCGATCTCAACAGGCCCTTAATAATAGTACGGCTGCTCCAGCTAAAGAGTATCGTGATAAGATGAATTCTTTTGGTCAAGCACGACAATACGTGATGAACAATAAGAGTCTTACTGATGTTCAGCGTAAGCAAGCGCTTCTTAAAATCAATAATGAAGCACATGCCTACATGGTGAAAAATAACCCTGATCAAATTCAGTATAATTACGATACTTCCACTAAGCAAAATACAGGTACTAAAGTTAATGCCAAAACTAAACCAGGTATGGTGGCCGCATGGTGTACCAGAAATGGTTCTATTGCACACAGTATCCTTGGTAAGAAAAAAGGTGGTAACTGTGCCGCTACAGTAGGTTTAGCTCTGTATAACGCAGGCTATATTAAAACTGCTCGTGGTAACGGCCATGCTTACTCTTACGGTCAGAAACTTCTTAACTTAGGTTGGAAAGAAGTAACTGGACAAACTTATCAGGTAGGTGATATCGCGGTATGTTATCCTAACCCTAGAGCCGCTAGTAGTGGTGGTCGTAAGTATGGTCACGTTTCTGTATTTAACGGTAGTGTATGGTGGGCGGATATCCAATGTCACTCTCCATGTCCTTATCGTGATAGAAATACTGCTGGCTATGTAGTTAAAGTTTATCGTGATAGTAACTACATGAATGGTGGTACTGCTGTTGATGATGTTTCATCACGCGGTGGGTTTGCTAGTACTGTTGGTTCTACTTATAACAGTGGCATGAATAATGCTATTGGTCAAAATAGAATATTCCGTGGTAGTACTGTAAATGGTAAAGTAACTCAAGAACAAATCGAGAAAGGTAAAATTCTTGCTAAGCTCGGTTATACAAAAGAAGGTGTTTCTCAAGCATCTAAATTGTATAGTTACACCACTCCAGAAGCTGCGGCTAATATGTATAACTACGATACCAATACTACCGTATCTGATAAGACAGATGGTAAGTCTAAGATCAAAGTAGGCAATGTCTATGTAGATCCTAATACCATCAGTACGGATTCTAACATCACCATTACTAGAGATATCTTAAAAGATGTTTCTAAGTACGGCAATGTATTTAATCCAGGAAATGGTGAACCTAATGATGCGTTAGGAAGACTTCAAGCTTCTATTCGAAAACTATTAGGTGTCGGTAATATCGATGCCACTATGGTTAAAACAGCTTTAGCATCTACTGAGCTTAAACGTGAAGAGATGCAAAAAGAAACTCAAGGTACTACTTTGTTAAGTATGGCTTTAGATAAAGCTAAACGAGCAGTGGTAGCAACCACCGATAAGAATAACTTGAAAGAGTCAACTAAAGCATCTGTTGAACAATCTAAGGCAATTAAGAATGATTTGCTCTCAGTTTCTAATGAGATCCTCAAAGAAGCGAAAGAACAAACCAAATTGCTAACTGATATCTTAAGTACAATCAGAAAAGAGAAATCTAAATCTGGTAAAGAAGATAACAGTTTTACCCCTAAAGAAAGGGTAAGTTTTAGAGATTCAATTAATGGTTCTTCGGATTTAAAGAATCCAGCAGGTGTTGGAAGACCTATAGTTAGTATGGCTAAATAAAGTAACGAATACTCCGGACACTAGGGCTTCCTAGTGTCTGGGGATATTTGTTATGATTTGTGAATTCTAACATTTATGTATTTAGCAATTATTGAGGAACTTATCCATGAAAAATGCAACAAATAAATTTACCGATAAGGATTGGGTAAGGGAGTTATTTGTCGTAGGTCAAGACAAGATAGATGGTTTATCTATAGATGAACGTAACTGGGCTAGTAGTGATTATAAATTTAACGATACGGCAATGGGTGGATCTATTGTGATTAATCCGTTACCGCAACCAACTGCCTGGACTGACCCGATTACTAATCCTGTACTGATTAGAAATAATGCTGACGGTATGGGTGCGTACTTTTCGGAAACATTTGATGATAACTACCGAGTGGTTACTTTCCGTTTTGGAACAATGGCATTTACTTCCTTTTTAGGATTCTTATTTAACATGTATCACCCTGGTGCAGCAGCATTAGTAAATAAAGGTAGGGTACATGAAGTTATTTTCCAGATTGGTAGGATCATTGGTTTTGGTGTGTCGTTAGTTGCATGGCCTTTATTGGCAATGTCTATGCTTGGTCAAGCGGTACACTACATTACTCGTAAACCTACTTCCCGATATGCTTACTTAAAACCAGGTATGACTCAATACTGGGCAGCGGCTCAAACATTACTTAACCACTTCATGGTTAACTTAAAGTTAGCTGGTAATACTGTACCATGGGATGAAGTACTGGCTAATGAAAAAGGCTTGTCTGAAGAAGAAACATTGAGTCGATATACACCAGATCAATTTGAACGAGAAATTGCAGCTAAAACATTCCCAGACTTATATGGTCAGAATAGTATTCAGAAAAACGCATTGGGTCAACCAGGTGTGCATCTAGATATTATTGCTGTTGCTAACCGTGGTCAACGTTTAGCGATTAGACGTCGTGAGATTATTGAAAAGGCATTAGGTAAAGAGAGATCTGACATCATGCCTATTCTTGAAGAGATGTATCGAGGACCTAAAGGTAAAGCAGGTAAGACATTATCTCAACTATATGCTTTATGGAAAAATGCATCTATCTATAATCCTGACAGTTCTGTTGGTGGTGTGCTTGGTGGTGGTGTAGGTATTGGTTTAGGCCATCAGGCTGAACAGGAAGCACAAAACCAAGCATCAATTAACGAACAAGGTAATGTTGAAGCTCCGCCACCTGCACCACCTCCGCAACAACCTGAAGGAGCACCTACTGGAGTATCTAATGATTCTGCAGACTCACCAGGAGCTGAAGAACTTAATTCTCCGAGTTTATGGGAATATTTTAAAACAGAGATGGAAGAAGGTTCTGCATTTATATCTTTCCGTGTAGATGATACAGGCCCTGTTTCTGAATCGTTCAGTAATAGTTATCGTGCTTCCGAATTGGCAGAAAAGATCAACTCTACTGCAGCTTCTGCTCGCTCTACTTACTTTAACTTAGCAGGTGGTAATTTAGGCGACAATGCGGTAATGAACGTAATGGAATCCATCGTAGGTGGTTTGAAATCTCTTGCCGAGGGTGTGGTAACAGGTATTGGTTTGGAAGGTCTTCTGATTGCTGGTGGTGGTGGTATGGTAACCATGCCTAAGTATTGGGAATCTTCAGAAGTAACTTTACCAAAAGCTTCTTATTCATTCACGCTTACATCTAGGTATGCCAATCGACGTGCAGCTCTTCAAGATATTTACATGCCGCTAGCTTGTTTCTTAGCGGGAGCAATGTCTCAATCAGTTGGTAAGCACGCGTACTCTGCTCCATTCTATTGTGAATTCTACGACCGTGGTCGTATGCAATCTCGATTTGCTGCAATTGACTCTGTAACTATTACTCGTGGTGATGGTACAGTAGGTTTCACTCCAGAAGGTTTGCTGATGTCATGTACCGTAAGTTTTACATTAGCAGCCATGGAGGAACATGTCTCTATGCCTTTGTCCGAGAAGTTTAGTTTTACAGAGAACATTCTGACAATGTTAGGTTCTGTATTGTTGACTACTGAAGAAACTTCTGGACTCGGTACGATCGCAACACAATTGTCACGTGGTTTGTTCGATGATGATAACCAATTAATGGACTGGCTAGCAGTATTGACTGGCGTATCTTTGAATGAACAATATTATATTGGTGCGAAACTTCGTAGACGCATTCAACAGAAACGACTAGACGTAGCGTCAGCATTCTCTACTCCCGCTATGGGTTCTTACTTGTCAGATACAGCCATAGGTTCTATGTTGTCTGCATTGGTATTCCCATATCGTGCTGGACGATAATATATCTTGTACTCCTACTCCCGTAAAAAGGAGTAGGAGTATTTGATATTTATTTTGCTAAAATATTTGCTTTAAAATCAGAAGGCGATACTAATTGATCTGTTCTCTGAATACCATTAATAATGAATTCAGAATGATCTCGTGTGAACTCAACACTGAAGTCAGTTTTGGTTTTTGTAAATACATTACTTAACAACATAAGTACTTCATTTGTCTTATTACTATAATCGTATCGGATCAAGCTTTTCCTTGAAGCTACTTTATCGGTAACGTTTTCAGGATTTAAGTAATAGCGAGTCGATAAAACTGTTTTAATTAAGGTTTTAAAATCGTTAGAAGCGTTTAAGAATAATTTTAAGTTAAATATCTTACGCATACCAGGACGATCAATCCATAATACTTCGCCTCCACGGAAAGCATAAATCACTTTCATCAGTTCATCGAAGATAACATTTCTATCTTTTTCTTTATTGAAGACTGCGTTAAAACTAAATTCAGAAATCATCTTCTCGACTACTTTACCAGAGATCTGTTCCATTCTTTGTGGATCAGATAACTCAATAGCATGGAACATGGTATTATAGTCACCATTATTAGATAAGTCATGAATGATCTCACTGGTAACATCCGTAGCGATATCCCAACCATGTTTTTCAGATTTAACAAGCTTCTTGAACTCTGCACCGATTTCTAAACCTAAGCTAGAGAACTCTTTCATTACTTCAGTGGCAGCTTCTTTTACAGCCATCACATCTTGTACATTGATTAGTTCGTACCCAGTAATGTGGCGTGTTAAGTCATTCAAACCATTCAGGACAGATAAATCACCATTCTTGATTTTCTTAACATCTTCACCAACTTTGATCGCTAACTTAGCACCTTCAATAATACTATCGACTTTCTTAACGTCAATACCAGCGTTAGCCAAAGCCGCTTTAGCACCAGGAGCTAAACCACCAATAGCATCTAAGAATTTTCTTTCTTTAATGTTATTTTTAATTTCGTTAGCTTGTTTTAGATATCCTGAAACTTGTTTCAGCATATCCTTACCGCCCCTAAGTTTTTCACTTAATTTATTTAAATCTAAGTTAAGCGTATTAGCAAACTTATAGAGACTGTTTAAAGTACCCTGATTAAAATCTACCGAATAAGCATCTTTAGTTGCTAAACTATTATCTTGGGAAGAGTTATATACCGTGGTGTTTTTATTCTTTTTATCATTAGCCGCACCTTTACTAGTAGAGGCATCATTTTTACCTTTACTGGCTTTTTTAGGAGGTGTCGGTTTTCTTTTTACCTTTTTACTATTTGTAGCCATTTATTCAAACCTTTAATCAAAAAAAGAAGTATTCTAAATCATACGTCTAGACTACTACTCTCTAGAGGATAGACCTCTAGAGAGCGTAATCTTCATTTAGTTGTTGATGTCAACCAGTTTAGGTTTGATATTATTCAGGATACGTGTCATTTGCTTATCACGCATCTTGAAGTTATTATCGGAATCGAAGTAATAAGCAACATAAGGAAGTTTATTGCTCATGACCATTTCCAGTAGATCTGGTTTAGACATAATCGAATAGATCAAGAAAGATTCCATTACTTCATCTGTAACGAATTTGGTTTGGAATTCATTCTTACCTGATTCAATTTGTTCATTCACGTATTCGCGTAAACGAGCACCGTACAGTGACCGTACATTGTCGTCTTTATGTTTAAGCTTAAACCAGTTAATGGCTGAAGCTACAGAAATAAAACTACCATATCGAGGATGATAGAATACGCGAGTGTGATCAATAAATAATCGTTCACCAAGAATGGTAGCTGTATCATTTAAGTTAATACGGATGTGGTCGATACCGTCTTTACTTGGATCCACATTACTGAGATCCAGAGAAGTTTCTACGGACAGATCCAATTCATGTTCAGTCATCGTCATTTCCTTTCCGAACTTGCTTTCCTAAAGAGTAAAGTTCGTGGTTAATTTCTACACTGTTTTCGTGCAGTTTTTGTTGTTCGATCATATTTTCATCACGGATAGGTCGCTCGTATTGGGTTAAACCAACACCACCAACATGGGCAGTATAAGATTTAATCGTTCCCGATTTTCTTTGCATTGTGATGGTGATGTCTACCCATGGTAAATCAAGGATGTGAAATAACTCACCTAGATATTTAATACTGATCGTTTCACGAGATAGCTCTTTAAGAAGTCTAGCCTTTTCGGCTGTAATTTTGTTTTGATCAAGCGTATTACCGGAATAGACTCGTAATGCGTCCTCAATGATTTCAGTCATTTGAGAATAGATCAACGATTCGTCTTCCATTTGTGGACAGCCTTCTACACCTTTACCATCGTAATTATCTTTAATGATTTTACGAAGTAATAGGGATAATACACCGCCCCAGGTATTCGATACGTCTTGGACAGAACCATTTTCAGTATCGGTAATACGTCTGAAACCTTGTAAGGTAATTTCCTTGTTAGTAATCATTTTTCATAGCCTCTTTTTTATCAGTGTTTCGGATGTAATCGAAGATCTTCTCAATGATTATTAAGTTGTAGATACAGATTAAGAATACATCTTTGTAACTACTGATATACACTTCGAATTCCGGTATTTTCACAAGCCTTGCCAGTAAGTCATGAATTGACTTTAAATATTCGTGAAAGTCAAGATAGTCAGACGGGCCAGTATTGCGATTGAAGAAGTAGGATCTTGGATTTGTATAAGAACGAGTAATACGACAGATAACAATATCCTTGTAATATTCGTATCTTTTAGTGGCTAGGTATTTATTTAATTCACAAAGCGATCTGATGTCCAGATAACCATTGTCGCTAGTAATAATACCATAGCATTCTATTTTCAAATCCGTACCTAATTCATACGGGATCTTTTTAAAGTCGCTATCTATCATTTTCTCTACTCTATTACGAGTATCCTCGAGATAGAGCATGAAGTCATGAATAGCTGCGATTTTATCCGAAGTGCTAGGCAGTTTACTTAAGTCTTTAAAACGAGCCATTATCTCGTTA